TGTAATGACATACGATAGCTTGGTTGCTGATATATCAAGCTATCTGGAGCGTACCGATCAGGCGACGCTAGAAAAGATTCCTACGTTCATCATGCTTGCTGAGCAGGTGATCGCTGCTGAGATCAAGTTTCTCGGCAACCTTACTCCTATGCAGTCTAACCTTGTGACAGGTCAAGCGGTGGTAGATAAGCCTGCCCGCTGGCACAAGACTGTGTCGATGAACGTCACCGTCGGTGGTGTCAGACAGCCTGTATTCCTGCGTAAATACGAGTATCTGCGGGAGTATTGGCCTAACCCTACTCAGACGGATTCACCAAAGTTCTACGCTGATTACGACTACACCCACTGGCTGATCGCCCCTACCCCGGACGATGACTATGCTTTTGAGGTGCTGTACTACGAGCGCATCCAGCCTTTGGATTCGTCCAACCAAACTAACTGGTTCACCATCTACGCCCCACAGGCGCTGCTGTACGGCTCCCTGCTACAAGCTATGCCGTTCTTGAAGAATGACGAGCGCATACCGATGTGGCAGGCTCAGTACGACAAGATCATGCAGGTACTGAAAGCCGAAGACATCCAGCGGATGGGTGATCGTCAAGCCATTGCATTGGATAGCTAACTATGAGCTACAACAGTCCCTTCACCGGAACGGTGATCCAGCCCACGGATGTTTCTTTCCGTGCAATAACTCTATCGGCTAATACGCAGCTTCAGTGGCCTATTAACGGTAACGCAACGGATGACTACGCAGCCCGGATCATGAACGTGACGGCGACGACTTCGGGTCTGTCGCTGTACATGCCGCCTGCGAACCAGACTTCGGTGGGTAACGATGCCCTGATTCGAAACGTCGGGTCGAACACCTTCACCGTTAAGACGTTCGACAACGCTGGCACGATCATCTCGATTGCTGCTGGTGAGACGAAGTACATCTACATCACAAACAACAATACCGAGGCAGGCACTTGGGGCAATATTGCTTTCGGCGTGGGCTCCTCGGCTGCGGATGCTGCAACACTAGCTGGTTACGGTCTGTTGGCTTCGGGAGTGACGCTTAACCAGTCGCACCCTGTCACGACCTTTAGTAGTGACGCTACGGCGACTGCAGCCTACCGCGCACAGACGTATGTGTGGAATGGTGGTGCTGGCACGCTGACTTTGGATACCGTTGGCAACCTTGGCAACAACTGGTTTGTGATGTTGAGAAACTCTGGTACGGGTGCTCTGACTGTCGCCGCTCAAGGTGGGACGCAGATTAATGGATCGTCTTCCATCATCCTTCAGCCTTCAGACTCATGTATTGTGGTCTGTTCTGGCACGGCTTTCTATACGGTTGGTCTAGGTAAGTCTACCCAGTTCAACTTCACCCAGTTGACGAAAGACGTCTCCGCAGGCGGTACGTTTACGCTTACGACTACTGAAGCCTCGAACGTCATCCAGAAGTACACAGGTACTTTGCTGGGAAATGCGACCGTTATCGTGCCTCCAACGGTTCAGGTCTACTACATCGTCAATGAGGCGATTGGTGGGGTCAGTAACTACGATGTGACGATCTCTACAGGTCTTGGAAACGATATAACGATTGCTCAGGGTGAAAGCTCTATCGTTATTTGCGACTCTGTAAACATCATCGCAGCGATCACGGTATCGGTGGGTATCACAACGGTTTCGTTAAATGACGGCACTGTCGCTGCGCCTTCGTTGAACTTTGCGAGTGAAGTTAGTACAGGTATCTACCGTGCCAACTCTGGTGAGTTCAATATTTCTATTCTGGGCGTTAACGAGCTGACAGTCAGTGCTAGTGGTATTACAGCACCCAGTGGTATATCTGGCGGGACATTTGTATGACCGCAAAGGTTTTCACCTTAGACACCGAGCCGGGCGTTCAGCGCGACGGTACCTTCTTCGACAAAAACTTGTATGTTGATGGTCGTTGGGTACGCTTTCAGCGCGGTCGCCCACGTAAGATCGGTGGCTATAGGTCGATGACAAACGAAGTACACGGCTTGTCTCGTGGTATTTATGTGAACTCTGAAGACGGATTTAACCGTATCTTTAGTGGTTATTCAGCAGGCTTAGAGACCTTCGCGGTTGATAACAACGGCATTGGTGCAGGGCTTACGCCTTTTACTTTTGGCGGCAGTATTCTTACTTTAGGGACGGTCATCGGTGGTACTACATATACTAACGGTACTTATACAAATGTTAGTCTTACTGGCGGTACTGGTACTGGCGCTAAAGCAACGATAGTTGTCGCTGGTAACGTCGTCACGACTGTCACAATTACAACAAGCGGCACATCCTATTCTGTTGGCGACTCTTTAACGGCTCCAGCTTCGGCTATTGGTGGTACAGGCTCCGGCTTCTCTGTGCCTGTGGCTACGGTTCAATCAGGCTTTACTGCGAGTAACCTTAACCTCTGGCAGTTCGATGCAATGTACGACTCGGCAGGGTCGCAGAACACCCTGCTGTTGGCGCATCCGGGGCTGAATCTTGCCCAGATCGACAACACAGCAAACTCGGCAGTTTTGGCTGGTTCGGTATTGGGATCTGTCGTCACTCCACTCAAAGACATCAACGGGCCAACGCCAACAGGTAACGTGGTATCGGTCTCAGGGGGCGTGGTAGTTCTGCACCCTTACGTGTTTGTCTATGGCGACAATGGATTGATCAAGAACTCTGCAGCGGGTGATCCGTTCGATTGGAACAGCGCAGAGTCTAATGAGGTATCAGCGGCTTCTACGAAGATCGTAAAGGGCTTGCCAGTTCGAGGCGGTTCTAACTCCCCGTCTGGCTTATTTTGGTCGTTAGATTCGCTCATCCGAGTGTCTTATGCGCCGCAGACTTTGGGTGTGTCTGGTACTCAGAACTGGGCACCATCTACCTATTGGCGCTATGACACCATTTCTAACCAAAGTTCTATTCTTTCTTCTCAGTCTGTTATTGAATACGACGGCATTTATTATTGGATTGGGGTTGATCGGTTCCTCCTATACAACGGGGTAGTCAAAGAAATTCCCAACTCAATTAACCAGAACTATTTCTTTGACAATCTGAACTACGCTCAGCGTCAAAAGGTCTGGGCGACCAAAGTGCCTCGATACGGCGAGATTTGGTGGTTCTACCCGCATGGCGACTCGGAAGAGTGTAACAACTGCATCATCTATAACGTCCGTGAGAATACTTGGTACGACGGTGGCTTTAGTCCGGGTGCTGCGCGGTCGGCTGGTTACTTCTCGCAGGTCTTTAGGTTTCCGGTCAATGCCGGAACTAACCTGACAACTGAAGAGCCTATCTTCTCATCGAGCATCACTACAACTAGCGGTAATGCTGACATCGAGATGGCGAACACGAACCAGATCGGTTTGAACCAAGTCGTGGATTCAGCAAGCATCCCTAGTGGTGCCTATGTGATTGCTATAGCACCGAGTGCTACACCGGGGAATATCACGGTCACTCTCTCTGCTAATGCGACGGCCTCAAATACTGAGACCGCTGAGTTTGTGACAATGGCTGGGCTGACGACGATTTGGCAGCATGAGATTGGCACAGATGCGGTTGACGGTCAGAATACGTTGGCGATTGAGAGCTACTTTGAGACTTCGGACTTAGGCTGGGTAGCGGGTGGCCCTGCACAGTCTCCGCAGATTCCTAATGGCAGTATCGGCGAGAACAAGTGGCTGCATATCGAGCGCATTGAGCCTGACTTTGTGTTGTCTGGCGAGATGTATGTCCAAGTCGTGGGTCGGCCTTACGCACAGGTAGAAGACGTCTACAGCCAGCCGTACCCATTTGATCCGAATACGAACAAGATCGACATGCGTGAGCAGCGCCGACTAGGTCGTTTAAAGTTTGGCAGCAACGTACAGGGCGGTAATTACCAGATGGGTCGTGTCTTGATTAGCGCCAACTTCGGCGATGTCAGGGGCTACTAATGTCTGATATTGCACTCGTCTACGATCCTCGCTACCACACCTTCGAGTCGTGGGCTTCTTTAATGGTTGAGGCGTATTCCACGCAACAGTTGGCTATTCCTGATGGCGATTGGAAGACTTGGGCGGCTAGTTTGAAGGCGATTGATGTGTTTTCAAACGAAGCGATTCCCGGCCCTTACGTGTACGACAACTGGCAAGACTGGGCGGCTGCATTAGTGAATGCAATCAATGTTAACCCATACGTCCCGGTGAAATAATGGCACTGAAAAAGTCCGACGTTAACTACGTCTACCAAAACTATCTCGGCAGAGACCCAGACGAGGGTGCTGTGGCTGATTTGGTTGGTCAGGATATTAGTCGTTCTCAGCTTGCCGATACGATTCTGAACTCGGATGAGTACAAGAGTATGACTCCGCAGGATCAGATCAGCAGACAGTTTCAGAACGTCTTAGGTCGTGGCCCGAGCGATGACGAGTTACAGCGCGTCATGGGGATGGATGACTATTACAACTACTCATCAACGACGATGGGTGGCGCTCAACCTGAGCGGCTAGATTTCAGGCCCTCGGTGCTGCGTAGTGACTTGATG